TGGGTAGACTATGATTCTGGATTTGTTAGTTTCTACAATGGTAAACCAAGAGGGTTTATTTGTTTCTGGGAGTGGCCAAGAAAGGGTGATGGGGATTATCCTCTTTGGGTAAAAGAATATGATTGGAAAGATAGGTGGTATCATAAAAACTACGAGATAGGTGAACATAATTATAGCACTAACTTGGGAGATAACATGAAGGAGAATGATGATGGGCGAAGCAGAACGCATTGAAGAACTGGAGACCAAGCTGGCGAAGGCGGTAGAGGTTTTGGAAGGGATTATTCGTCTGGACGAAGACTATTCCCCGTTCGGAGGGGAGTTGATGCAAGACCGAGTTGAAAGGACATGGACAAACGCCCGCACCACCCTCGTAGAACTTAAAGGAGGCAAAGATGAGTGAAATAAAAGTAATAGAGATAGAAGAACACGAGGATGGTAGTGCAACATTGCAGGTAGAGTGTGACCCTGAGACATTCGCTGCTATCTTTAACGTAGGCTTTGTGTCGCTGATTAAGACTGGCTTATACTGGGAGACAGACAATGAGTAAACTATCTGACTTAGAGCCTATGATTATGGATTGCTGGCATGTATGTGATGATCTACAGGTAGTGTTCAAACAGATAGGTGACGGTGAACGTGAGCCTACACAGGACGAACTGATGAACGCACTGATGGGTATGCAGCAAGTGTATCAATGGAAGTTTGAACAGTTGTTCAACAAGTATGCGGATGTAATCCGTAACAGACATTAGGCCTATGAAAACGGATAAGAACGGATAAGAACGGATAAGAACGGATGAATGAAATTGACCTTGCCGGTATCATAGGCTTCGTAGCTGGTGCTTTCGTGATGGGAGTGATCTGCTTAGTTTTACATCTTGTATAATATTATGAAGGGGAGCTTGACGGTTCCCCTTTTCGTATGTTATACTTATTCAAAAGGAGAAGACACTATGTTTACAATAGAAACAGACTTCGACTGCACATCAATCGTAACACTGGACGAAGGTGGTTACTACGAGGATGTGGAGTTGATCTTAGATGATACCTGTGTCTTCATTGCACAGGCGATAGAGGGCTCTGATCGACGTCAGGTCCTTGAGCTTAGCTATCAACAGTTAAAAGATATATTAGCAGGTATGGATCTACCTGATGGTGCGTATTACCAAAGGGAGTCACTACTATGAGCAACAAGGTTCATCAGCCCTGTCCTTACGAAGCCTGCGGCTCTTCCGATGCTTTCAGCTGGGAAGAGAATGAACAGGTAGGTAAGTGCCACAGTTGTAACCGTTCGTACCCCACAGCCGGTATGAATAACATGAAGATATTCGATTGGGCTAGAGATGACTACCCACTAAAGGAAAGGAAACCACCAGTGACACAACGTGAAATAGCTTCTGGGGTATACAAAGGTATACGGGGTATTGACCCAGACGTATGTGAGTTGTACGGTATTCAACTCCAACTAGATGCTGCGGGTGACCCCGTACGCTATGCCTTCAAGTGGCCTACCAACGTGAAGTATCGTGGGTATGACGAGAAGAAGTTCTGGCTGAAGGAGAGAGGCAGCTTAGACGATCTCTTCGGCCCTGACTTCAACAAGGGTAGCTCCAACCGTATATACATCACAGAGGGTGAGTTCGACGCAGCTAGTCTTTACCAGATCTTAGGTAAGACTTTCCCTGTTAAGTCCCTGCCCAGCGCTACCATGAGTGAGCGTTTCGTTAAGAAGAACTACGAGTATCTTAACTCCTTTAAGGAGATTATCTACGCTGGTGAGCAAGATGCAGCAGGTAAGGCAGCGGCCGAGAAGCTATACGAGCTGTTCCCTGAGAAGTTCTTCTATGTCCCTATGTCTAAGCACAAGGATGCAAATGAGTTCTTGATGGCTGGGGCCGGTGATGACCTGATGTGGTCTGCACGTAAGCCTCAACGGTTTAGCCCTGATAACTTCTACCTTGGTGACCTCGACATCGAAGAGACCATCAAGACCGAGAACCCCTACAGCTACGTCCCAACTGGACACGCTGGCCTAGACGATAAGGTACGGGGTCTGGTTAAGGGTGGCATCACTTTTGTTAAGGCGCCGCGTGGTGGTGGTAAGACAGAGATGGTTCGGTTCTTTGAATGTGGTCTGTTGACCAGTGACCCAGACGTTAAGGTTGCCATGATGCACATGGAGGAGCAACGCTCTACTACCTACCGCGCTATGGCTACCTACGAGTTGGGTATCAACGTCCGTACCAAGGAGGATGCAGCGTCTAATGGAATAAGCGAAGACGATGTTATTAAGGCCGCACAGAAGATGGCCGATGATCGTACAGTGGTGTTTGAGCTACGCTCTCACGATGACCCTATGAAGATACTCGATTACGTTCGCATGGCGGCTGTGGTCTACGGTGTTGACTATGTGTTCATCGACCACGTACAACGTCTAGCCTATTTGTCGCAGGGTGGAGCCGATGGCGCTACCTCACTACTCACCGCTGTTGGGTCTCGCATGGCTCAGTTAGCCAAGGAGTTGGACATCGGTGTTGTCTTTATCTCACAGGTGAACGATGATGGACGTACCAAGTATGCTGGCTCTCTTGAAGAGGAGGCTATCATCTGTATCAAACTGGAGCGTGACGTTGAGTCCGAGGACGAGGCTACACGAAACACCACTACCTTCATCGTGGACAAGAACCGTCCATTCAGTAGGTTGGGTAAAGCAGGCTCCATTTACTATGAACCAGACACAACTGTATTGGCGGAGGTTAATTATGATGTATGATCTTGATGACTACGAGTTAGCTCTTGCAGAGGGTATTCCTGAGGGTTACGATATAACGGACGAAGAGCTTGACCAATACGTAGATATGCACTACAATATCCTCGATGAACTTGAGTATCAGGTTCGTATAGCTGAAGAGCGCATCACCCTAGCAGGGTGGCAGGGGTCTACTCCAAATGAGTTGGAGAGACTAGAAGATGAACTAGAGATACTTCTAATTGATTATCGCCGGTATCTCGACAAAGAAGGAGAAACGAATGAAGGTCTGTAGTACCTGTAAGATATCAAAGGAGCTAACTGCCTTCAGTATCTCTAGAGCCAACCGTGACGGAAGGCAGGGTCGCTGTAAAGAATGTGATCGGGTTCGGTTGAAACAGGATTGGGTAGACAACAAAGGTTCTCGACGTAACAGTAGGTACAAGCTGGCTTACGGTATTGATATAGAGACCTACGACAAGATGTTAGCCGATCAAGGTGGGTGTTGTAAGCTATGCAACACCCCAGCCTGTGACTCTTACTCAAGGTTATCTGTCGACCATTGCCATACCACTGGTTCTGTCCGGGGTCTTCTTTGCCATCGCTGTAATCTAGCCATCGGTCAGTTCAGAGATGATACAGACTTACTTGAGAGGGCTATTAGCTATTTAAAGGAAACAAGATGACACGTATAGCCTCTTGTGATATCGAGACTAACGCTATCGAACACCCCGACAAGTGTTGGTTAGTCGGTGGTAAGATGATGGACACAGGGGAGGTCTTTAAGTTCGAGAACATTCACGAAGATCCTGTGGCACGTAAGGCTGCAACGGAATGGCATCACTCTCTCGACAAGATGGTAGGTCATAACTTTATACAGTACGATCTACCTCTCCTTAACAAGTGGTTAGATAACCCTCTCGATCCACGTAAGGTTATCGATACTCTGATCGTGTCTAGGGTTGTTGACTACGACATACCCACCCCTACCGGTGGGAAAGGCCCACACAGCCTCAAGAGCTGGGGCCTACGCCTTGGTGTCCACAAAGGGGACTACACCGACTTCGAGAACTTCAATCAGGAGATGATCGACTACTGGCACGATGACCTAGACACCACCGAAGCGTTGTTTAACCACTTAAGAGATATCATCTTTGATAAAGATTGGGCTAGATCATTACGAGCAGAGCATGATGTTCAGATCGAGTTAGTACGATCCAAGTACTATGGGTTTCACTTCAACGCTGACCTTGCTACCCATCTACTTGAAGGCGTGTCTGGTCAGATGGAGGAGCTAGAAGCTCAATTCCAAGAAGACTTCCCACCCAAGTTACTTCCTGTTAATACGATCAAGTACAGGGAGAAGGCAGACGGTACACCTTACTCTACAGTAATCAAGGCTAAGGAAAAGTACCCACTAACCCAGCGAGTAGGGGATGACCTAGTATGTCATGACTTTATATCGTTTAACCCAGGTGCCTCTAAGGACAGAGCAGACGTCCTATGGGATAACGGTTGGAAGCCTTTCGATAAGACAGCAACACACATCAAGTTCAATAGGTTGAAGGTTGGCGATCCTTACGGCAAGAAGATAACCAAGATGACTCAGGAGTTCTATGATGAAAAGAAAGCCACGCTGGAACGATACGGCTATACTGTCTCAGAGGACAACCTAGCAACACTACCAGACACAGCCCTACCCGGGGCCAAGGCGCTGGCCCAGTGGTTAACCTTAGAGGGGCGTAGGAGCTCCCTTGTTGAGTGGATCAATCAGGTGTGTGATGATGGTCGCATACATGGTACTATCAACAACATTGGGGCTTGGACAGGTCGATGTGCCCACAAGGCACCTAACACTGCTAACATCGCCTCAGTCTTCCACGGCACACCCACTAACCCAGTGGAGGAGATCAAGGCTAGGTATGACCGGCACCTACGTGAGTGCTGGGATACACCGGAAGGCAGTTACCTAGTGGGTTGTGATGCTGACGGTATCCAGCTTCGTGTATTAGCTGACTATATGTGGCGTCACTTCGACGCTGATATGTACGCTAAGGCTATCATGGAAGGTAAGAAGGAGAATGAGACCGACATACACAACATGAACAAGAATGCTCTTGGTGTCGAAGGGGGTACCCGGGACATGGCCAAGACATTCATCTATGCTTGGCTACTAGGTGCTGGTGTGGCAAAGACGGCAAGTATTCTAGGTGTTGGTATCAAGGAGGCTACAGCAGCTCGTACACGCTTCGAGCAGAACATTGACGGTCTCGCAGCACTCAAGAGACGTCTGGTGCCTTACATAGCTGAGCAAGGCTATTTCACGGGGTATGATGGCCGTAAGGTCAAGGTGCCTAGTGAGTACAAGGTTCTTGCCGGTCTCCTTCAGTCCGGTGAGTCAGTACTGATGAAGCACACACTTATTAACTTCCATACCAAGGCGAGGGCCGAAGGTATCAACTTCAAGATGGTTGGGTTCATCCACGACGAGTATCAGATCGAGGTGATCGGGACAAAAGAAGAAGCTGAGCATATGGGTAAGCTAGTTGCTACTACTATGACTCAGACAGGTGAAGACTTAGGGTTTAGAATACCAACACCAGGTTCTTACGAAGTTGGTAGGAATTGGCTTGACACACACTAAATCTTATGTTAGAATACACGAATAATAATCATAGCTATCAGGAGATACACATGGCTACTAAGACAATCGAATTAACAGGCACACTAGAGTGGGCTAAACTCTTTGAGTTCAACCGGGACCAAGGTGAGTATGATGTAGAGACTGACGGTGCGACAACAGTTACCCTCCTCATGGACGATGATGTCTTCAAGATGATGAAGGATGCAGGTGTCCGGAAGAAAGGCAAACCTGACCCAGAGGGACGAGGTACACGTGTTACCTTCAAGCGCCCTTGGAAAGACAAGTTTGACCGTGAGTGGGCCGCTGGACCTCCTAGTGTTTATAACCCAGCCGGTGAGCTTTGGGACTCTGAGCGGGACGGACTGATCGGGAATGGATCAGTTGGTGTTGTCTTCTTAGACGTCTACGACACTAAGATGGGCAAGGGTTGCCGACTTAACGGGGTACAGGTTATCGACCACGTTGTGTTTGAGTCAAGCGGAGGTGGAGGCGGTGCCCCTGCCATTAAACCCAAGGACTACACACAGGGTCAACCGGCAGCTACCCCAGCTGCTAAACCAGTAGCCTCCACTAAGGTAGCTCCGGGTGACATTCCATTCTAAGGACTTAATGAGAGGGGAGCTTAACGGTTCCCCTTTCTACTCTCTCTTATAAAGGAATTGAAATGACCAAAACAATAGACACTCTAGTCGAGGACATGGAGAACGTGATCCTAGGCAACAACGGGTGGTCTCACGCACTAGGACAGGAGATGGCAGACACCATCGCCATCCAGTCAAGGGACCGCTTCAAGGAACCACAAGAGCCACGGGGCTACCTATCTATGTCGTCCCTTGGTACACCCTGTGACCGTAAACTCTGGTATAAGATCAACCAGACAGACACAGCCATCCCACTACGAGCCAACGCCCTGCTGAAGTTCTTCTACGGTGACATGATCGAAGAGCTTGCCTTATGTATTGCACAGCAAGCAGGACACACCGTCACAGGTCAACAAGACCGTATGGACGCCCACGGTATCAAGGGTAGCCGAGACTGTGTTATCGACGGTATGACAGTGGACGTTAAGTCTGCTTCACCTTATTCCTTTAAGAAGTTTCAAGAAGGTAACCTACGAGAACAAGATCCCTTCGGTTATATATCCCAGCTGTCTTCATACGTGTACGCAGCTAAGGATGATCCTCTTGTGACTAATAAGACACACGGTGCTTTCCTAGTGATCGACAAGGTGAACGGGCATATCTGTTTAGATGTGTACGACTTCACCGAGGAGTTGAAGACTAAGGAGGCTGAGATCAAAGCTATCAAGGAGATGGTGAAGAAGAAGACACCTCCACCACGAGGCTTCGAGGACGTACCACAGAGCAAGACATCACCCAATATGAAACTGGGTATGGAGTGTTCATACTGTGAGTTTAAGAAGGCTTGCTGGCCCGGTCTTAAGATGTTTGCATATAGTCACGGACCTACATACCTGACTAAAATCAAGAAGGAGCTTAAGGTGGCAGAGTCGGAGGACTGGACGTGAGTAGTAGTGCAACCCGCAAGAGGGCAATACAGGCTGGCTACCGATCAGGACTAGAGGAATCCACAGGGATCAACCTCACAGAGCGTGAGGTGTCCTTTGAGTACGAGAAGATGAAGATCAAGTGGTTGGACGCCAAGGAACGGACGTACACTCCAGACTTTGTCTTAGAGAACGGAATCATCATCGAGACAAAAGGACGTTTCGTTTCAGCAGACCGGCGCAAACATAAGGAAATCAAGAAGCAGTATCCCGACTTGGATATTAGGTTCGTGTTCAGTAACTCACGAGCTAAACTCTACAAGGGAGCCAAGAGCACATACGGAGATTGGTGCGATAAGAATGGCTTCATGTACTCAGATAAGGTTATACCCGACGAGTGGGTTACCGAGGAGAATAAGAATGAGTAAGACAGCAATCGTATGGTCATGCGGCCACGCATCACCTGAGACAAGCAACGAGCGTTTCGACTGGTTGGGTGGTCTCATCTATGACGTTAAACCTGATTACTGTGTTGACCTAGGAGACGGAGCAGACATGAAGTCACTCAACTCCTACGATACACGTAAGCCTCAGGCAGTTGTGTCCCAAAACTACGGCAAGGACATCGAGTCCTACAATGAGTCACAGGAGCTTCTGCGTTATCGGTTCAAACAGAACAGGCGTAAGCGTCCTAAGTGGTACGGCTTTGAGGGTAACCACGAGGCACGTATCCGGACAGCTATATCCTTTGATCCCAGACTAGAAGGAGAGAAGTATGGGATTTCCTTTTCACATCTACAAACTAAGAAGTGGTTCGATGAATACCATGAATACACTAACGGTGCCCCCGCCATTCATAACTACGATGGTGTTGACTATGCTCATTTCGTGGGGGCTGGCAACTTTGGCCGTGCCATTAGTGGTGTTCACCATGCTTATGGGCTTATCCAAAAGCGGTATCGTTCTTGCAGTGTTGGTCACAGCCATAAACGCGATATGTATTTTAAGGACGATGTTGGCTCTCACGGGGCTATTGGGGCAGTCGTGGGTTGTTTCAAGGGCGCTCCGGAAAGCTGGGCTGGGCAAGCTAATAAAGAATGGTGGAAAGGTGTTCTCATCAAGCGAAATATATCCAATGGTTCCTATGAGCCTCAATGGGTATCACTTGAAACGCTTAGAAGGGAATATGGGTGAAGAGATCAATGCTAAACTTAGAGGAGATACTTAATGGAGTATGAAGTTACAATCAGAGTTAAGGTTGATCCTAGTTTCTTTTATTGGGACTTAACTACCTTGGAGCGTCAGGAAACTATAGCTGATACAGTCTGTAACGCAGTACATGATACAGATGTTATCAGAGTAACAAATGTAAGAGTAGAGGAGTTGGAGGTATGATTACCAAAGAAGATATGGATGGCTTTAGCATTGTAGGTGTGACCCCTACCGAATACTCCTATTGGGTAGAGGGTAAGATCCTGACTGACGGTAAGACCCGTCTAGTTGAAAACACACTAGGCCTCGTCGGTGAGGCGGGGGAAGTTGCTGAGAAGGTAAAGAAACTGCTCAGGGACGACACAAAGGTAGACAAAGACGACATCATCAAGGAGCTAGGTGATGTTGCGTTCTACCTTACAGCGTTAGCCAATTACTTTGACGGTACATTGTCTGACGTTCTTGAGACTAATATGGATAAATTAAACAGTAGGCAAGCACGTGGTGTCTTGCGGGGAAGCGGAGATAATCGATGAGCAATCAACTACCAACAGACTACCAAGCCTTTATTCACAAGTCACGGTATGCCAAGTACTACGAAGGTAAGGGCCGGGAGTCATGGAGTGACACAGTTACTCGCTTCTCTGACAACGTGATAGGGGATAAGGTAGACAAGGCCACCAAGATCAAACTAGAGGAGGCTATCATGGACCTGGGGGTTATGCCTAGTATGCGATCCCTCATGACAGCTGGTCCCGCTGCCGAGCGAGACAATACCTGTATGTACAACTGTTCGTACCTACCGGTAGACGATATCAAGGCCTTCGACGAGGCCATGTTCATCTTGCTGTGCGGTACCGGTGTTGGCTTCTCAGTCGAACGTCAGTTCGTTAGTCAGCTGCCAGATGTACCTCAACTCTTTAAGAGTGAGACTAACATCGTTGTCAAGGACAGTAAGGAAGGTTGGGCTAAAGCTCTACGCCAGTTGGTCGCATTGCTTTACAGCGGTGAGATCCCCACATGGGATACGTCCCGTGTACGTCCAGCCGGTGCACCACTCAAGACCTTTGGTGGACGAGCCTCTGGCCCAGCGCCTCTTATCGAGTTGTTCGACTTCACCGTTCGTGCCTTCACCAATGCACAGAATCGTAAGCTCTCCTCTATCGAGTGCCATGATATTATGTGTAAGATCGGAGAGGTTGTTGTTGTTGGTGGTGTACGCCGTTCAGCTATGATTTCACTGTCTAACCTGTCTGATGACCGTATGCGTCATGCTAAGTCAGGTGCTTGGTGGGAGAATGATCCACAACGTGCCTTGGCTAATAACTCTGTATCTTATACCGAGAAGCCAGATAGCATTTCGTTTATGCGGGAATGGACTGCTCTGGTTGAGTCAGGCTCAGGTGAACGTGGTAT